TCCACGGCTATCAGGGAACATTTGGCGGCTTATTTTTTGTGGCAAAAGTAGACGTTGACTGGCTCTTCCATACATATGACAACGATTCAAAATTACATCAAATTGTTTTAGACTCGACCTTAGACATTCCTTCGTGAGGTGAAAAATGGCTCTTCCTAATAAAGTTTTACCCGGCTTCAGCGCCTCGCTATATTGCCAGCCGGGGGCTGCGCCCACTGTTTTAACCACCGCTAACCTTAGCGTCTATGCTTCGACCTCTGCAATCGCTGTCTCTGGCAACTTGGTTCCAGTGGAAGCAATTCCCGCTTTTGGTCAGGACGATGCGGTTGCTAACTTTGCTGTCGCCGGTTCGCGTCAGTCTGACAAGATCCCGGTTCAATCTGCTCCAACTTCCATGACGGTTGTGGCCGCATGGAATCCAGCAGACACAAATCTTCTTTTGCTCCGCGCAGATGCTTACAACGGTACGATTGACCGTACGTTTGTAATCTCAGCGACAGATGGAACAAACATTGTTAACTACGCCTTTAATGGCCGTGTATCACAGTGGACGATTGATCCAGCTCCAGGCGCAGAAGCTCAGGTTACTTTCACGATTCATCCGCGAGGCAATCAATATGGCTGGTCAAACAACACTTGATGAATTAGTAGCGCTGATGGCGGAATTTAGGGGCGACCTTCATGCAATGGCAAAAGGGCATCCCTTTACCTTACAAGAGGTGGATGCCGCCCTACAGGAAGCCAGCCCCGGCGGGGCCGAAGCAGTCTGTCTTTCGGTGCTAAGAGCTCATGCAAAGAGCGAGTGATGATCTGCTGGCTTACTTAGTCACGCAAGCCCAGACCGGTTCCAAGAACTGGTTTGGGTATCCTCAACAAAGGCTCATCAACATTAGCCTTTGCCACAAGATCGCAGAAAATCATGCGCCAGATATGACACCAGACGAAGTGGTTAATTATGTGATTCGTCTCAACGATCTAATCTTTAAGAAGATCGTGACAAATGGGAAAGATTGAGGTTAAAGGTTTCCGAGAGTTTGAGGATTCGCTTTTAGAATTAGCTCAAGAATTCGGCACGACCAAAGCTAGGCGATCATTACTTCCCGGTCTGAAGTCTGCGATGGAGCCCGTAAAAGCGGCGATCCGCGCAAGAGTTCCTGTCGATACTGGAAAGCTACAACTCAAGGTCCGTAACGGCGCAAAGGTTGCAACGCGTAAAGACAAATCTAAAAAGTATCTTAGCCGCGATACGGTTGCTTTTGGGTTTGTCGATGTTGGCGTAGGTTATAAAGATGCTAAGGGTGAGTACAGGCCGGCGGCCGAGGCTATAGAATTCGGTACGGCAGAGGTTCCTGCTAGGCCGTTCATACGAAATAGTTTTCAATCAATGGCAAGCTCCGCTCTTGATCGGTTAGCGTCTCTTATGAGCGCTCACATGGATCTTTGGGCGGCAAAACAACGAGCAAAGGTTAGAAAATGAGATTACAAGACAAGTTTGGTTCTTCGTTTCAAAGACAGAAATACGCAGATATTGATTTCGCCGGTCATGCGCTGAAGGTTTATCTTCCGACAAGGAAAGAAATGCTTGAGCTGGAGGGCAAGATCAAAAACCCTCCTGATGCTTTACTAGAGCAGGAATACGCAAAGCTAGTCGATACGTTTGAGAAACTCTACAAGATCAATAAATCTGTTGAGGTTGATCGTAAAGACGATGATATTGTGGTCGAGGGTCGAAGCCTAAAAGAAGCGTCGCGGTTTAAAGCCCAAGAGATCATGCGCGAGATTGCGCTTATTAACTTAGTCGGTTTCGAGGAAGGACAAGAGCTCTTCGCGCTTTCTTACGAGGATATTTCCGAAGCCTTCTCTCCGGCGCAGATTAAGCATCTGACCGAGTTGATCGAAAAGGCGGTGAATCCAGACTACAAGGAAGTCGAAAAAAACTAAAGCGGTCACTATATCGGCAGATTCGGGCGGCAATGATCTTCAACGGTCAGTCTCCCGAAGTTATAGAAAGCCTTGATGTAGTGACCACCCGAGAGTTAGAATTGATGTACCGCGATGGCATGATTGGCGCGAGACAAAACTTAATGTTGATCTCGCATCTGATGGCGATTGTTTATAACGCGCTGTCTAAAAACCCAATCAAGAGTCGAGAGTTTTTCCCGCATCTGGAGGAATACTTTATCCCTCCTAATTACATGACAAAACAAGAGCGAGACTTCCTGGCGTTTACAAGTCTGCCAGGGTTTAAGTCAGAGTTTTTAGACATCTTAGGGGGAAACAATGGCCGGTAAGCTAATCGCAGCCCTACAAGTTGCACTTGGTCTTGAGAGCGCAAAGTTCGTTCAAGAGATCGACAGGGCTAAAGCCAAAACCCGCGAAATGAAAGTTAGTGTCGATGTTCTCGGCACTGCGATGGGCGCTTTGCGAAGCCCGATGTTACTAGCTGCTGCTGCCGCTGGAGCATTTGCAACCTCTTTCTTCAAAGCCGCAGACGCGGTTAACGACTTCGCTGAGGGCTCGGGTTTAGCGATTGAGGAAGTCTTAGCTCTCCAGAGCGCGATGGTTCAATCGGGGAAAGAAGCCGATAACGCCGCGCAGATGTGGGATCGGTTTTCGGTAACGCTTGGCGCTGCCGCTGATGGTCAAAAAGAACAAGCGGATCTGTTCAAAGAATTAGGCGTAAGTATTGCCGACGCTGGCGGTCTCTTAAGACCCGAGATCGACATCTTCCGAGACCTAACGTCAGTTCTTTCGGGCATGAGTGCCGGCGCGGAGCGGGCTCGATTACAAGTTCAGCTTTTCGGAAAACAGTTTGGCAATCTTGATATTTCTAAGATAGACCAGCTTTCAAGAAACACCGACAAGTTCTCAGGCGAAGCAAAGAAGGGTGTATTGGCTATCGGTGAGATTGGCGACGCTATCGACCAAATGACCGAGAAAGCAAAGATCGGCTTTCTAACGCTGATGGGTAAAGCGCGTGACGCGTACACGGGCATTAAAAAGTTTCTTGGCTTTGGCGAAGAGGAGCCCGCGGTTCCCGCTCCGGTGGTTGGTGTAACGCAGGGTGGTAGACAGTCTGGTACAAGGGTAAAGCCAGTCAAAAGCACTGGCGGCGTAAATCCTGTTACTTCTTATTTAGAAAGCCTTGATTCGCAAATTAGAAAACTAAAAGAAGGTGAGGATGCTGCCTTACGTTTTGAGGCTGCAAAACAAGGTGGTGCGGCAGGTCTTGCCAAAATGGAAGAAATTATCAAGCTACGAAGGGAAGAGGCAGAGTTGCAAGAGGATTTAAGAAGGCAAACGCAAGAAGCGAACGAAGAAATTAGAGCGCAAAGCGACTTAAGAAGGTTTGCCCAAGAGCAGATTATAAAAAATTATGAAGATCAAATTGCCTTAGCAAAAAAACAGCAAGAAATCGAAATGGAAGGTAAGTGGCTTTTGTTAGACGCTTCCGCGCAAGCGGAGATAGCCGCTCAAAAAGAACTGGACGCAATGGATCTAACAAAAAAGGCAGCAGACGATCAATTAGATGTCCTGGAAGATATTCGAGACGGGTTCAAATCTATCGGTTCAACGATTGTCGAGGCTTTTATGTCTGGCAAGTCTGCCGCGCAAGCATTCAAATCTGCTCTTTCCTCTTTGCTTCAAAAGCTAGCTTCCCGCTCGCTGGATAAGTTTCTAGACACAATTTTCAAATCGGACATTAAGGGCGCTCCTTCATTATTTGAGAACTTTATGTCTAACGTTCCTGTGCTTGGGAGCATCTTTGGTAAGCGAGCCGGCGGCGGTCCGGTTAACTCTGGCGCTCCGTATCTTGTAGGGGAAAGAGGGCCGGAACTATTTGTTCCAAGCATGGCTGGTCAAGTTGTACCGTCTTACGCGATGAGCGGAACATCCACGGTCAATAACTACAACATACAAGCAATTGACGTTAAGTCTTTTGAGGAAAGAATCATGGGCAGCAATCGAGCGGTCTGGGCGGCTAACTCCTATGCTCAAAAATCCCTCTCACCGCGAGGTAGAGCATGAGCTTCCAAACCATCTTAGACATCAGTCAAACCATCACGGTCAACAACCGGCGGATGGTCGGCCAGCAATACTCAAGATCGGGGCAAGTAAGAACGGCAATGTACGTTACTTCCGTTCCTTGGGTTTTCACGGTTAAGCCTCATGCTTTTCTTTACTATCCCCAGGTTCGAGATGTAATACAGACGATTGATAACCTCGACAGGCAAACAGCGGCAACGATAACGTTTAGCTCAACAAACCTTCAGTGGTTCACCGCTTACCAAGGCGAGCTCACGAGCGGACAAGCTGCAGCGTTAACACTTGCGTCTGTTCCGGCTGCAAACGCGACCACAATTTCTGTCGGCAATCTTCCAGCAGTCGGAAGTTCGGTTATCGTGTTCAAAGCTGGCGACTTCATCCAGCTGGGAAGCTATCCCTACAAAGTCACCACACAGGTCTTAAGAGGCTCGGGATCGACCGTTAACGTTGCTTTGCATCGTCCGGTGATTGGTACGCCTTCAACGGGTACGCTAACGGCTGTAGGGTCTGCTTGTACGTTCTCGGTGGTCGCCGAGGTTTGTCCAACCTACACGCTAAGACCCATGACCAACGGCGCATTTGTCGACTGGGATGCTGATTTTGTCTTTAGGGAGAACGTTCAGTGAGTACCCCAATGACAGCGCTTTCAAGCGCAAGCATTACCCACGGCGAATTCGTAAAACTCACGACCTCAACAACAACCTACACATTCTGCAATGCTGCTGCTGCGATTACGGTTGGCGGCAATACTTTCTCAGGATTGGGGAGCCTTCTTTCTGTTGGCGCGGTTAATCGAGAGATCAAAGCAACTTCGATTGATATGGTAATCGGGCTGATAGGCATTGACCCGACAAACATTTCGCTAGTCTTGGGAACAAATATCAAGGGCTCGACTGTAGAGATTTGGCGGGGCTTTTTTGACTCTAACTATCAAATCATCACGAGCCCATCGACTCAATTTTTTAAGCGCTACCAAGGCATCGTTTCTAACATTTCAATCACTGAAGATTGGAACGACAACATCCGCAGCCGCACTGCTACAGCGTCGATCTCTTGCACTTCTTTCCGGTCTATTTTGGAAAACAGAATCGCAGGAATTAAAACAAATCTCACGACATGGCAGCAACGCTACGCTTCAGATGCGAGCATGAGTCGAGTGGCTGCAATCTCTGGTCAATACTTTGATTTTGGAGCGCCGCCGAAATCTGGCTCACAGTCAGATCCGGGAACCGTTCAACCATCACAAACCGATCTAAACGATATAAGTCAAGCAGGATGAGATACGCCACAAAATACGACATGCCGCATCTTATACAGATGATGAAGGCTTACGCAGATGAAGCAGGAATAGAAACACTAAAGCAAAACCAAAACGAAGAACATGTCAA